ATGGCGTGGAAAGACCGATTGCAAAACGCCTCGTTTCGCGGCGTCCCGTTCAAAGTTGAGGATGAAGACTCCACCGGCGGGCGCCGGGTTGAAACCCACGAATACCCCAATCGTGACAAACCGTATACAGAAGACCTCGGTAAGTCCACGTTCCGGGCGTCCATTACCGCTTATGTGGTCGGGGATGACTGTTTCGAACAGCGCGATGCGCTGAAGGAGGCGCTGAATAAACCGGGTCCCGGCACGCTGATTCATCCAACTTTTGGTGAACTCAGCGTTTGTGTTGATGGTGAGATCAGGGTCAGCACAAGAAAGGAAGAGGGCCGCGTGGTCCGCTTTGACCTCCGGTTCGTCGAGGCCGGTGAACTGGCTTACCCGACATCAGGTGCGGCAACTGCCCAGATACTCGGATCCTCATGCTCCGTGTTGGACAGCTGCATCAGTGATGCGTTCGACGGGTTTGGCATGGATGGCATGGCTGATTTTGTGCAGCAGGACGTTATTGGGCAGGCCAGTGGAATGGTTGGCTACGTCTCAGACGCCATGAAGATGATCGACGATGGCGTGTCTGCTGGAGCTCGTCTTCTCCAGGGTGATATTTCGGTGCTGCTGCCTCCTCCGTCATCAGGGAAGGGCTTTATTGAGTCGCTGCAAAAAATGTGGCGAACGGGCAACCGGCTGTACGGCAACTCTGCCGATCTGATCACGATGGCAAAAGCTCTTTCGGGCATCAGCCTTGGAAAAGACCTGGCGCCCAGGGGAGTGTGGAAAACCGACAGCCAGAGCACCAGATCCAAAACAGAGCAGCGAAACCATGTTGCGAGCGCGATCCGTACTACAGCCTTAAGCGAGGCGGTTTACACAGTAACGAAACTACCCGCTCCGGCAGCTGTGACAGCTGCCGGCTCCTCCGGTCAAAGTGCTGCGATAGTGGCGAATGTCTCTCACCCGGCGCTGAGCAACGCGCCAACAAACACCGTCACCCCTGATGCTCCGTCGTGGGATGAACTCACTGTAGTTCGCGACACCCTGAACCAGGCAATCGTGAAAGAGATGGAGCGGACGACTGACGATCGTGTTTTCACTGCACTGCGCCGTTTAAAGGCAGATCTGAATGCCGACCTGACGCAACGTCTCAGGCAGACAGACAGAACCGTAACGGTACTGCCCGTGGGAATAGAGCCTGCCGTCGTTCTGGCGGCGCGTATCTACGACGACGCCAGCCGCGCCGGTGAAATTGTCCAGCGCAACGGTATTGCGCATCCCGGATTCGTACCCTTGCAGCCGCTTAAATTGTCGACGCGCCAGCTGGCGTGGCGGGTAAACCAACAAGTTGAGCAGGACCAGCTTTATACGGCAAGGACCAGCGACTGGTTGAGATGGGCGATCGCGGTAGAGAAAGCCTGTTCATTAGGATTTTAGGAGTCAGCATGTCCCAGTTTACTGAAGCCGATTCATCGGTTAACCGCCTGAATGCGGCCGTTACGGCATTTGAAAAAGTATTGACTGAGCCGGAAGGAACGGTGGTCGAAATGCCTATAGGCGCGGCACAGCCGAGCCTGGCCGAAAGGTTGAAGCGCGCTGTCGATGCAGTCACAGTTAAACCCGCACAGGCCGCAGCGCAGGCCTCAGCTGCAGCTCAGCAAGCTCAGGCCGCGCAGCAATCAGCCGCCCAAAGCGCAGCAGATGCTGCGAACTCGGCCGCCGCCACTGGATACGTGGATGCGCCGTTCCCTGATGTATGGGCGCCGCTGTCCGATGACCTTCGCCTGCTGGCCGGGATCGCGCCAGCGGATACAATCACAGTGGCCGGCACCAGTTATCCTTTGCCCACAAAATCGATGACGTTCACCCGCTCAACCACGGCGACGTATATCGATAAGTCAGGGATACTGCAGACGGCAGCTATTAACGAGCCGCGCTTCGAGAAAGAGGGTTTACTGATAGAGGGGCAGGGAACTAATCTGGTCTCAAATTCTCAATCAACGTCTGCCTGGAGAGTGGCTAATTCTACCGTTACGCAAGCTGCTGTTATATCGCCTGATGGAACCGCTACTGGCGTAACGAAACTTGCTTCAGCAGGGGGCGCGAACACACAAACAGGAGCAGCAATCTCAGTACCCATTTCTGGATTATCAGCAGGTGGATATTGTTCATTTTCTGTGTTTGCAAAAGCTGACTCTCATAATCTAATCCAGCTTCGCTGGCTGGGCGGTACGACAGGTGTAAGTAATAGATATTTAAACGTTGATTTATCAACTGGTGAGATAGGGGCCAACAACCTTTTTTATGCCAAAGCTATTTCCATGGCTAATGGTTGGTGGAGAATTATGGCTGTGACCAGTATTGATGGTGATTTAACTGGCAATACATCAGCCGATCCCGGAGTAGAATTAATTGGCTCATTAACTGATGGGAGGCGCCCGGCAGTTTCTCTTGCTACAGGCGTCGGAGTTTATCTATATGGCCCACAACTCGAATCAGGATTAAGTTCATCATATATTCCAACATCTGGAACGGTAACGACGAGAGCCAATGAAACAGGTGCGCTGCAGGCTGCTGGGAATTGCGGATATAATTTGACTGGTGATCTATTTGAACGCACGGTTGCATTTGAGCTATCGGTGAATGTATTTTCCGCACCGGCAACGGGATATCATAGTGCGATTGCTGTTGCTGGAGCAGGCAACGATATTATTACGCGCATGCGAACAGATAGCCTCGATTCATTGCGTAGTGCTAATGGTCTTTCACCAGTGATAGGTGTTACTTATCCGTTCAGCAAAAAACTATGGATTCAAACTATAGATATCAGCAATAAAGTGACGGCCTATTTTGATGGAAAGATAGGAGTCAGAACAGCAGCGCCGGCTAACCCAGCGAATGCCGGGCTATCGATTTCTTTTGCCTCCAACCCTAATGTTGTTTACCACATCCGCAATTTCCGCATCTGGCATCGCGCCTTAACACTCAACCAAATCAAAGGACTCCGCTGATGAAAGATTTATATCTGCGCTTCTCCAGCAAGGAAGAGGCGCAACAGCAATTAATTGCGTTCGGGTTTCAATCTAATGAAGACCAGGGTGGTTTATATCACCCTGATATTTGCCTGGATGTGGTCGGCGTTATTACTACCAGTACCGGCGATGCAGAGTCCGTGGAATACGTCACCGAACCCGGCTACCACGTCAATCTCCGTGTTATTAACGACGGTCTCGATTTATCCAGCTTAAACGGGTTCGCCGTGAACCCTAAAACCCCTGCTCGCGTCTGGGCCTGATTATGGATGATAACGTTACTCTGAGGGTCAATGGCAGGGAGTGGGGCGGCTGGACATCAGTCAGGATTGGCGCAGGTGTTGAACGGCTGGCGAGGGATTTCAGCGTCGAAATTACCAGGCAGTGGCCAGGCGAGAACGGTGACACCCTCTCACTGAAAGTGAAAGGTGGCGACCGGGTCGAAGTTTTGATTGGCACCGATTTGGTGATCACTGGCTGGGTCGAGGCAACCCCTGTTCGCTACGACGCACGCTCTGTCAGTGTTGGCATCAGCGGGCGCAGCCTGACAGCAGATTTGATCGACTGCGCCGCAGAACCGACGCAATTCAACGCACAGTCTCTGGTTCAGGTGGCCGCCGCGCTGGCAAAGCCGTTTGGTATTGAAGTCGTTAATTCCGGCGCACCTGCTGACGTTATCCCGGGCGTGCAGCCTGATCACGGCGAAACGGTTATCGAGGTGCTGAATAAGATGCTGGGTCAGCAACAGGTGCTGGCTTATGACGATCCAGTGGGGCGGCTGGTGATTGGTGGAGTTGGGTCGACGCGAGCGCATACCGCGCTCGTTCTCGGCCAGAACATCCTTTCCTGCGATACCGAAAAAAGTATCAGGGACCGTTTTTCAACGTATCAGGTATCCGGGCAGAGAGCCGGGAATGATGAAGACTTTGGCGCGGCCACCACAACGGCTCTCCGGGCGAAGACCGAAGATGCCGGGATCGGGCGGTACCGGCCAATGGCTGTTCAGCAGACAGGCCAGGCGACAGGTGCAAGCTGCATCGCCCGCGCTGATTTCGAAGCGCGCCAGCGCGCCGCCCGCACTGATGAAACAACGTACACCGTGTGGGGGTGGCGCCAGGGTGACGGTTCTCTCTGGCAACCTAACCAGCGGGTAATCGTCTTTGACCCCGTCTGTGGGTTTAACAACCGTGAGCTGCTGATTTCCGAGGTGTTGTTCACCAAAGACAGCAACGGCACGATCACCGAGTTGCGCGTCGGGCCGCCTGATGCGTATCTGCTGGAACCTGCCGATCCTAAACAGCGGAAGAAGAAAAAAGCTGAGGAGGCTCCTTTCTGATGGGTAACTTTCAACAATTGCAGCGGCAACTGCTTAACCTGATTCGGCGCGCGGTCGTGGGAAGCGTTAAGCCTGATTCAAAATGTCAGGCTGTGGATGTTGAACTACTCGCGGGTGAGAAGAAGGGTGGCATTGAGCATCTTGAGCCTTACGGGTTTACCTCACATGCGAATCCGGGTGCTGAAGCTCTGGTTCTGTTTCCTGATGCCGATCGCTCCCATGCTGTTGCGGTCACCGTGTCCGATCGCCGCTATCGCATCCGGTCTCTTAAGCAAGGTGAAGTCGCCATTTATGACGATCTGGGACAGTCGGTCACATTGACGCGGACCGGTATCGTCGTGAACGGCGCCGGAAAGCCCATTACCTTCATGAACGCGCCGAAAGCGCGGTTCGAAATGGACATCGAATCGACAGGCCAGATCAAGGACCACTGCGACACAACCGGCGTCACGATGGCGGAAATGCGTCTTGCCTACAACGGCCATATACACAAAGAAAACGGTAACAGCACAGACGTGCCGGACAAACAAATGGGGGCGTAAATATGGACCTGTGGCTAACCGTAAACGGGGTAAGCGTTTCAGCGAATGCCCCTCTCGATTTACTCACCCGCTCTGTGGTGATTTCTCTTTTCACCTGGCGCCGCGCGCAACCGGATGACAATGCCGATCAGCCTAACGGGTGGTGGGGCGATACCTGGCCTGCCGTACAGAACGACCGGTACGGTTCGCGCCTCTGGTTGCTCCAGCGTCAGAAGCTGACGAACCAGACAGCCCTGGTCGCCAGGACGTATATCAACGAAGCACTGCAGTGGATGATCGACGACGGCGTTGTTTCCAGGATTGACCTCCTCATTCAGCGTACCGGCATTAACGAACTGGGTAACAGCATTACGCTGTGGCGCTACAACCAGCCCACCACGATTTCTTTTGACGATCTATGGAGTGCGATAACTAATGGCTGACAGCGAATTCCAGCGCCCGACGCTGGCAGAAAATATCAGCATGCTCCGCACCGACCTCTTTTCCCGCCTGGACGCGAGCGACACCATCAGGCGTATGGACGAAGACGTGAGGGCGAAAGTGTATGCGGCAGCGCTGCATACCGTGTATGGCTACATCGATTATCTGGCGTTGAATATGCTGCCGGATAAGTGCGATGAAGCCTGGCTGCAAAGACATGCAGCCATGAAACGTTGCCCCCGTAAAAGCCCTACAGCGTCAGCAGGATTCATGCGCTGGGATGGCGTCACAAACGGCATTACGGTTAAGGCAGGAGCAGTGATTCAACGCGACGACCTGATCCAGTACACCACCACGGCAGACACGACCAGCGCAGGCGGCGTTCTGCGCGTGCCAATAGTGTGCAGTGTCACCGGTAGCGTGGGTGAAATTGACGATGGCGCCGCTCTTTATCTGGTGACGCCGGTTAATGGCCTGCCGTCTTCAGGCGTAGCTGACTCTGTTGCTGGTGGGTTTGATATTGAAGAGCTGGAGACCTGGCGCGCCCGGGTGCTGGAGCGTTACTACTGGACGCCTTTAGGCGGTGCGGACGGTGACTATATCGTCTGGGCTAAAGAAGTGCCTGGTATCACCCGGGCGTGGACCTACCGTCACTGGATGGGGGCAGGCACCGTTGGCGTAATGGTTGCCAGTGATGACCCGATTAACCCTATTCCCAGTGCCGTGACTGTTGCAGCGGCAAAAGCCCACATTGCTCCGCTTGCGCCTGTTGCCGGTGCTGATCTGTACCCGTTCGCACCCGTCGCCCATAACGTCGATTTCAGAATACGCCTGACCCCTGACACGCCAGAAGTCCGGGCGGCGGTGACGGCAGAGTTGCGCTCGTTTCTGTTGAGGGATGGTTACCCTGAGGGCGAACTGGAGCTGTCCAGGATTAACGAGGCTATTTCCATTGCAGCTGGCGAGCACAGCCATGTTCTGGTCGCCCCGACCGCCAATATTTCGATCGCGAAAAACGAACTGGCCATACTGGGGACGCTCGCATGGACGTGACAGATGACGACTACATCCATTTGATGTCGGCACTGTTGCCGCCTGGTCCGGCATGGTCCGCTGACGATCCGGCAATCATCGGCGCAGCCCCCTCTCTGCGACGGGCTCATCAGCGTGCTGATGATTTGATGCTGGAGATTGATCCGCGCACCTCCACCGAGCTGATAAACCGCTGGGAAACGTGCTGCGGTCTTCCTGACGAATGCATCCCATCAGGGACACAAACCCTACTGCAACGCCAGAACAGGCTGGACGCAAAGGTCAATTTAATCGGCGGCATCAACGAGACGTTTTATCTAGATCAACTGGCTGCGCTGGGTAAGCCCGGTGCGACGATCACTCGTTATAACAAGGGACCGTTCAAATGTACCTCCGCATGCACTGAGGCGGTGTATTCCACCGAATGGCGGTTTTTCTGGCAGGTAAATATGCCAGCCGCCACGGATGCCATCTGGATGACATGTACAGATGACTGCGACACTCCACTTCGTTACTGGGGCGATACAGTCGCTGAATGCGTTATCAGCAAACTCTGCCCGTCCCATACCTATGTAATTTTCAAATATCCTTAACTGGAGAAACTATGCATCGCATTGACACACCTACCGCGCAGAAAGATAAATTCGGCGCAGGAAAGAACGGATTTACCAGCGGTAACCCGCAGACCGGGACGCCAGCTACTGATCTTGATGATGATTATTTTGACATGCTGCAGGAGGAATTGGCCGGGATCGTAGAAGCTGCGGGCATTACGCTAGATAAATCAAAACGCAACCAGCTGAGAACGGCTCTTCCTGTATTTCTTGGTCTTAAAACTGCCGCGCTGCGTGATGTCGGAGCAGGTGCAAACCAGATTCCTGATATGTCCCTCTTTGCGTCTATACGTGAGGCGAAAGGTTATCAGCGACTCCCTGGGGGAATGATAATTCAATGGGGCAGGGTGAACGTTGTTACTGCAAACACGTCATCCGACGTGATCATTGATCAGTTCAAAATTCCTTTCCCAGGGGCAGCACTGCAATGTTTTGCGACCGTGGAGCAAACGCAAGTCAACATCCCTTGCTTTGCTTGCGCAGAGTCAATTAATCAGAACGAGATTCGGTTGCAGGCTGTGGCAATCAACATAACAAACAAAACCATCACACAGGGTCAAATCGTACCTGTGTCCTGGTACGCTGTGGGGTATTAATCATGAATAATCAAACAGAAGCTGAATATAAAGAAAAATACATCTTCAGTAATAACGGCTTTTATCCACTTTCAATGAGAGATGTTTATCTCAAGGCCGGAAGCTGGCCGGAAAATGGGGTTGAGGTTGACAGTGATATTTTCGAGGAATTTACTGGTACTCCTCCGGAAGGTAAATATCGCGGACAGAATGAAAAAGGTGAGCCCATCTGGATTGATATCCCGCCACCTACGTTGGATGAACTTAAAGCTTCCTTCGAAAGCCTGCGCCAGCAGCTACTTTCAGAGGCTGATGTAGTTACGGCAGACTGGAGAACTGAACTGGCCCTGGACGATATCAGCGATAGCGATCGCGAAAAACTGTCTTCCTGGATGAAATATAAGCGTCAGGTGAAGGCGCTCAGCTACGATGAGACGCTTTCAAGCGATTTCGTCTGGCCGGAAAAACCTGAAGCGTAAACCTGCTTGATCTGCACTCTCTTTAAAACTACTGTATATATAAACAGTAAAATAAGAAGGAGGGGTTATGCCACGCAGAATCGATATTGAGGGTGCTTTTTACACAGCCATTAAAGACGAGCCCAGCGGCCGCCGCACGGTGACTACTGAGGATTTCGTGAAGCACCTGGCCCGCGCTAACTGGAACTGGTCGCTTAAAGAGGCGAACAACTGGATCGAGAGCCACGTTTCGACCTTTAAAGATATCTCGACCAGCGAGGGCCAGGCGCGCACGTTTATGCTCTTCAACCCGAACGGGGGGCTGTGACATGGGCTTTCCTTCACCGGCAACGGACTATGTCGAGCAGCGCTTAACGCCGGAGCTGATCTGCGGGGTTGGCATCGACACTCGCATAATGGAAACGTCATGCGGCTTTGCCGTTATCGAGCCGGTTACGCGACTGGTGCAGAATCAGGTTCTGCTAATCCTCAGCGGCGGGCAGACGCAATTTGCACGATTCATGGGGAAAGCGTTAATCACGGAGGACGGCGAAGCTATCGAGGGCGCGGCGGCCGAAGAAGTCGAGGTCATGGGGCGGGTTACTTTCTTCATCAACAGCACAGACGAGGATGACAGGCCGGTGTAAAAACAAAGCCCATAAAAAAAGCCCGCATCAGCGGGCTTCTTATCACTCGGGAGCCGCGGCTCCTTTGCGTATCCTTTTTTGTCCCCTCACCGTCTGGTCGGTGTCCTGCTGAGACTGCTAACTTCCTGTTATTGCTGGTGACGTCCTATCACCGTCCAATCATGATTGGTGGAGCTGGCGGGAGTTGAACCCGCGTCCGAAATTTCTACATCCTCGGTACTACATGCTTAGTCAGTCTTTACATTCGCACGCCAGCTGCGGACAGACACGCCACTAACGAACTAGCCTGATT